GTTAAATTAATAAATGATCCTGATATTGTTTTAGATGTTCCTTTAGTTTTAACTGATGTTTCTCAAGATGATGTATATGAAGGAGATTATGACAGTAGAAGATCTCTTATTTGGACTTTAAATTTTGTTATGAAAGCACAATTCTTTGGTCCTATCAAAAATTCTGGAATTATTAACGTTGCAAATACAGAATTATATGATTCATCATTATATAATGATATTGATTCATCTTTAGTTAATGCAATAGCTTCTGTTGATGTCAGCCCAGGATTAACTGCAAACGGTGAACCAACTTCTAATTCTGCATTAAGTATTTCTGCCAATAACATTTCATCGGAAGACAATTATGGATTTATTGTAGATATACAAGACCCTAAGGACATTGAATAGTGAGTAAAGATATAATTAGTGATGTTTTAAATATGAATCCTATTGAAATAGAAAATGATACGCAATTACCTACAGCTTATAAACCATCTATTCAAACAGATCATGAAGCAGAACAAGATTTAAAATACGTTAGACAAAACTTATATGATATTATAGAGAAAGGACATGGCGCAATGGATGAGTTAATGTCTATTGCAGATCAATCTCAACACCCTCGTTCATATGAAGTTTTAGCTCAAATGATTAAAACTTTGGTTGATGTAAATAAAGATTTATTAGAAATACAAAAAAAGAAAAAAGATTTATTAAAACCAGAAGAAATAGCAGGAACAATTAATAATAATTTATTTGTTGGAAGCACCAGCGATTTACTAAAATTAATGAATAAAGACGATGCAACAAACAATTGAAGATATTGATGATTATAAATCCTATTTAGGAAATGTAAATCTTAAAAGAAAAGGCGTAAACATTAATTGGACCGAAGAAATGGTCCAAGAATTTTTAAAATGTGCTGCTGATCCAATTCATTTTTCACAAACATACATCAAAATTGTTCATGTTGATCGTGGATTAATACCTATAGATTTATATCCTTATCAAAGTGAAATTATTGATACTACTAGTAATAATAGAAGAACAGTAGTAGTTACATCTCGTCAGGCAGGTAAAACTACTACTGCTGTTTGTTTAATATTGCATTATATTTTATTTAATGAGCATAAAACGGTCGCTTTATTAGCAAATAAGGGTGATGCTGCGAGAGAAATTTTAGAAAGAATTAAAGTTGCGTATGAAGCATTACCAAAATGGATGCAACAAGGTGTAGTTGAATGGAATAAAGGAACTGTTGAATTTGAAAATGGTTCTAAAATTATAGCTGCAGCTACATCTTCTTCAGCTATTCGTGGTAAATCTGTATCTTTCCTTTATATAGACGAAACAGCATTTGTTGAAAATTGGGATGAATTTTTTGCTTCTGTATTTCCAACAATTTCTTCTGGTGATACTACAAAGATATTATTAACATCTACACCAAATGGTTTAAATCATTTTTATAAAACGTGTGAAGGTGCAAAAGATGGAAGGAATGGATATAAATTTATTGAAGTTAAATGGAATGATGTTCCTGGAAGAGACGCAGCCTGGCGAAAAGAAACTCTTGCTGCTATGGATTTTGATGAAGAAAAATTTGCGCAAGAAATGGAGTGTGAATTTTTAGGTAGTTCTGGAACATTAATTGCTGGATGGAAACTTAAAGAATTAGTATATAAAGATCCTATTCATGAATCGCACGGGGTTAAAATGTATCAATCTCCAAAAGCGCAAAGATCTTATGTTATGACTGTCGATGTTTCTCGTGGAAAAGGACTAGATTATTCAGCATTCCAAATTATTGATGTGACTAAAATGCCATATTTGCAAGTATGTATTTTTAGAGATAATATGATTACTCCAAGAGATTTTACTGATATTATCTATCAATTAGCAAAACACTATAATGATGCACAAGTATTAGTAGAAATTAATGATATAGGTGAACAAGTATCGGTAACTTTATTCGAGGATTTAGAATATGAAAATATGTTATTTACGGAAAACATGGGTAGAAGTGGTAAAAGATTATCTGCAGGATTTTCTGGGCAAGCGGATAAAGGTGTAAGAACAACAAAAGCTGTTAAATCTTTAGCGTGTTCTTTATTGAAATTATTAATAGAACAAAACCAATTAATTATAAGTGATTTTGAAACAATTAAAGAACTATCTACTTTTAGTAAAAAAGGAAGTAGTTATGAGGCCGAACCAGGGAATCATGACGACTTAACAATGTGCCTAGGTTTATTTGCGTGGTTAAGTAATCAACAATATTTTAAAGAATTAACCGATATAAATACTATAAATCATCTTAGAGATATGAATAACGAACAAATTATGAATGAATTGGTGCCATTCGGCATAATTGATGATGGGCGAGATGAATATATTGAAGAAGTTATTTATGCTGTCAGTGATTTTGATCAGTTTTTAAGAAAATAAGATTTTTATAAATAACTATAATGATTCCAATTCAATATTGAATACAAAGCCTATAGGGAGAAAAACAATATGCCTTTTCAATTAAGCCCAGGCGTTAATGTAACTGAGGTTGATCTTACTACAGTAATTCCAGCGGTAGCAACCACCGATGCAGCTATTGGTGGTGTTTTTCGTTGGGGACCTGTAGAAAAATCATTGCTAATTAGTTCAGAAGACGCTCTCGTTTCTCGTTATGGTAAGCCTTCGAATTTAAACGCAGAAACGTTTTTTACTGCTTCTAGCTTTTTAGCTTATGGCAATAAATTAAACGTAAGTCGTGCTTCACATTCAACAGGAACTGTTGTAATTGAAGATTCTGAAGTAGGTGATACCACTGCCATCACAGTTCAAAGTTTAGATCTTGGACTTACTGGTGGTGAAGCAGTTTTTGGACAATATATTCCAGATGGAACAACAGTAGTTTCAGCTACAGAAAATGGATCTAATACAGATATCGTATTAAGCCAAGCTGCTATAGGCCCAAATACACCAACAACAGTTCAATTGCAATATTTTGATGCTGATTATTCGCTCAACGCTATTGCAAACTCAAATGTTGCGTCTTTGCCGGGTCAAATCGTAAAAAACGATGAACACTATGAAACAGTAACTTTTGATGCAGACGTACAATGGGTTGCTAAATACCCAGGCGAATTAGGTAATTCATTAAAAGTATCTGTGTGTGATAGTGCGGCCGCGTTTGAAACAGAAACAGATTTAACTGCAATTGATGCTGCTAATACATCTTCTGCTACGTTAAGTATTTCAGTTGGTTCTAAGGTTGCAACAATTACTATTGCTAACACCGCAGCCGGAGATGCTAACTCAGGCGCCGATTCATTACAAACTGCGTTAGATACAATTATTGTAGGAGACCAGGTTAAACTCGGTAATACAACTATTGGTGTTCAATATCTTCAAGTAGAAGAAATTAGCGAGATTACTAAAGTTGAAGCACTCGCCGTTGAAACTGGTGTGGTTACTGCGACTATTACATTTAAAGATCCATATGGTTTATCTACAGATTTTTCTGATACAAAACTTTCTAGAAAGTGGGAATATTGGGATTCAGTAGAAGGCGCGCCAGGACAATCTACATATCAATTTACACAAGGTAATACATCAGCTCAAGACGAACTTCATGTAGTTATTGCTGATGAAGATGGTGGATTCAGTGGAGTTCCTGGTACAATCTTAGAAGTATTCCAAGGATTATCTCGTGGAACAAATGTTAAAAGTGAAGATGGATCAACTCTTCATTATAAAGAAGTAATCAATCAATCTTCAAAATATTTGTGGTGGGCCCAGGATCGCAGTAATTCAGGTTCTGCTACCGCGTTAAATCTTACTAGCTCAACAAATGTTAATCCATATACAAAATCTTTGGTTGGTGGACGTGATACAAAGGGCGAAGATACTGTTGCTATTGCAGACTTAATTAATTCTTATAATTTATTTAAATCTGCTGAAGATATTGATATTTCATTAGTGTTAGCAGGTAAAGCACGTGGTGGTACAAACGGAGAGCAACTTGCTAATTATATCGTTGATAATATTTGCGAAGCAAGAAAAGATTGTATTGCATTTATTTCGCCAGATAAATCAGACGTTGTAAACATTACTACCGGCGATACTGAAGCTAGAGTTGTTGAATTTAGAAATTCATGTCGATCTACTTCTTATGCTACATTAGACTCCGGTTATAAGTATGCATATGATAAGTATAATGACATTTATCGATGGGTTCCATTAAATGGTGATGTTGCTGGTCTTTGCGCTGCAACAGATCAGGCCCGCGATGCTTGGTGGTCTCCAGCAGGATTTAATCGTGGTGCTATTAAAAACGTTGTTAAATTGGCGTGGAATCCTAAAAAAGCAGAACGCGATATCATTTATAAGAGCGGTATTAATCCTGTTGTTAATTTCCCAGGAAATGGTATTATCTTATTTGGTGATAAAACATTATTAGCTAAGCCATCAGCTTTTGATAGAATCAATGTTCGTAGATTGTTCATTGTATTAGAAAAAGCTATTGCTACTGCAGCTAAATTTACATTATTTGAATTTAATGATGCCTTTACGCGCGCAAGCTTTGTTAATTTAGTTACTCCTTTCTTAAGAGATATTCAAGGCCGTCGTGGAGTATATGACTTTGCTGTTGTGTGTGATGAAACAAATAATACTGGTGAAGTAATTGATAGAAACGAGTTTATTGGAGATATTTACATCAAACCAGCTAAATCAATTAACTTTATCCAATTGAATTTTGTTGCAGTTAGAACCGGAGTAGAATTCTCCGAAGTTATTGGCAATTTTTAATAAATAAAATAGTTAAAACAAATAGGAGAATAAAATGGCTTTTAGCGTTACAGATTTTAAATCAAACGCCATTCAAAGGGGTGGGTATAGACCTACCCTTTTTGAAGTTGATGTTACATACGCTGGCTCTCAATTTGGTTTTCTTTGCGCAGCTACTGCTACTCCTGCATATACAATGGGTGTAATTGAAGTTCCATATTTTGGTCGTAAGGTTAAAATTGCAGGAGATAGGACTTACGCTGAGTGGACAACGACTTTAATGATGGAAGAAAACGACGATGTTCGTTCTAATTTAGAGCAATGGTCAATGGACATTAATTATGGCGATTCAAACGTAAGATTACTGACAGGTGAAGAATATAAACAAAATGCTACAGTAAAATTATTTGATAAGCAAGGAACAATTATCCGTAGGTATAGTTTGGAAGGATGTTGGCCAACAGATGTAGGCGTAATCAATTTGGATTGGAACACTACAGATACAATTGCAACGTATGAAGTTACGTGGGCATTTGATTACATGAACGAAGGGTTCTAAGATATAACTCATCTAATTTAATAGTATGGTGTGGGGGTTATATAAATAACTATATAACTCCCATTATTTTTTTGGAGATGACTCAATGGCTATAGAATTATTCGGTTTTGAAATAAATCGAAAAAAACAAGAACAAGAAGAAAAAAAATTAGTTTCTTTTGTATCCCCCAGTAATGATGATGGTGCAATGACTGTCGCTTCAGGCGGCGTTTATGGCACATATGTTGATCTAGACGGTTCAGTCAGAACAGAAGCAGAATTAGTAACTAAATATCGAGCATTAGCACTAGATCCAATATGTGATTTAGCTATACAAGACATTTGCAATGAAGCCATTGTAGAAGATTCAGACGAAGACACTGTTAGTCTTGTATTAGATGATATTGATATACCTAAAAGCATTAAAAGTAAAATTAATAATGAATTTGAAAGTATTTTAAATATTTTAGAATTTAATAGGATGAGTTATGAAATATTTAAAAGATGGTATGTTGATGGTCGATTATATTATCATGTTCTTATTGATGAATCTAAGCCAAATGAGGGTATTAAAGAAGTAAGATATATTGATCCTCGTAATATTAAAAAAATTCGTGAAGTTAAAAAAGAAAAAGATCCTAAAACTGGAATTCCTTTAGAAAAATTAATTGGCGAATATTATCTTTATAATCCTGCTGGTTTTATGAAAAAAGCTGGTTCGCAAGCGACGTTTGGTGCTTCGAATGCTGTTGAAGCAGAAGGAATGAAAATTTCAAAAGATGCAATCGTATATTGTACAAGTGGATATATGGATGTAGATAATAAACTCATTCTTTCATATTTACACAAAGCAATTAGACCATTAAATCAATTACGTTCATTGGAAGATTCTGTTGTCATTTATAGAATTTCTCGAGCACCTGAAAGAAGAATTTTTTATGTAGATGTTGGTGGTTTACCTAAAGCTAAAGCTGAACAATATTTACACGATTTAATGACTAAATTTAAGAATAAAATTGTTTATGATTCTAACACTGGTGAAATTCGTGATGATCGTAAATTTATGACTATGCTTGAAGATTTTTGGTTACCGCGTAGAGAAGGTGGAAAAGGTACTGAAATTACTACGTTACCAGGTGGTCAAAATTTAAGTGAAATTGAAGATGTTTTATATTTCCAAAATCTTTTATTTAGATCTCTTAATGTTCCTGCTACAAGATTACAGCCAGAATCTTCATTTACTTTAGGTAGAGCAACAGAAATATCTCGAGACGAAGTTAAGTTTTCAAAGTTTATTGTTAGATTAAGAAATAAGTTTGGTGAATTATTTACTAAATTATTAGAAAGACAACTTATTCTTAAGAAAATTTGTACTGCAGAAGAATGGAAAGATTGGAAAACACAAATTAATTATGATTATGCTATTGATAACTATTTCCAAGAATTGAAACAAATGGAAATTCAACGTGAAAGAATTGGCGTATTACGTGATATGGACGAATATGTTGGTAAATATTTTTCACATGAATGGGTTAGAAATTATCTTTTACAACAATCTGATGAAGAAATTACAGAAATAGATAAGCAAATTAAAGCAGAAAAAACTGATCCGCGATATGCTGAAGAACCTCCTGAAATGCAAGGACCAGAAGAAGATGAAGAAGAACCCGGTCCAGTAGAAATAAAAAGTGAACCACCAGATAGTATAGAACAAGATCAAGAAGAGGAAGAATATATTCGTGATGAGGATGCTTTAAAAGAAAGCCAACTCAAACTTATAGAAAGTATGACTAAGTACTTAGATGAAAAATAATATTGATCCTATTATAACTTCATTTGCTATTGCAGCAGCTAAAAAAGAAGCAGCAAAAGTAGAAGATAAACTATCTAATATCTTTGAAGATTTACAAGCTCTTCAAGGCCCACAAGGATTTCAAGGAGAACGTGGACCCACTGGATTGCCTGGTCCTATGGGAATTCGCGGAGAAAAAGGAGAAAAAGGTGATAAAGGCGATCCAGGAATTCAAGGTGAATCTGGTGAACAAGGTCCGCAGGGTTTGCAAGGACCGCAAGGAGAACCAGGCATTGATGGACAACGCGGCCCTCAGGGAGAACGCGGTGAAAAAGGAGAACGTGGCGAACGCGGTGAAAAAGGTGAACAAGGAATTCCCGGGTCTGTTGGCGAAACTGGCCCGCGAGGAGAAAAAGGTGATATCGGAAACGTGGGCCCCCAAGGAATCCAAGGTCCAAAAGGAGATAAGGGAGATAAAGGTGAATCTGGACCTAAAGGTGAAAAAGGAGAAAAAGGCGAGCCAGGAGAAATAGGACCTGCTGGACCTGCTGGCGCGGCCGGGCCCGATTTTACTTCTCAGTTCAATAATTTATATTCTGAAATTAATACAAAAATTGAAGAAAGTGAAAAAAGACATTTAGATTTTATTGAACAGACCAAAGAAGAAATAAATACATTAGAAAAACAGTTAAAAGATAATTTAGATAATTCTAGTTCTTCAGATACAAAATTTAAACGTGAGCTTGAAAAACAGTTCAACGATTTTAAACAAAACATTAACACAAGAATGGGCCAATGGGCATCTTCAGCTGGGGGTGGTTCGGTAAATATCCTACAGATGGATGATGTTCAGTTTCAAAAGAGACATGAAGTAGAAGGTGATGCTATTTTAATATTTGATGCAAATATAAAGAAATTTGTATCAGAATCATTTAGCGCTATTATAGATAGGTTAGAATTAAATATTGGGACGGCATTAGAAGTGCAATACGATAAATTAGTTGATCAAGAAGGCAATTTTACTTATATTGGTGAAGCAGAGCCAGGTTCTGCACGTGACGCGGCGGTATGGAGAATTAAAAGAGTCTATGAAATAGGCGATGATATTGAAATCATTTGGGCAAATAACACTGCCAATACAGAATTAGTATGGGACGATCGAGCAACATATGAGTATAACTAATGTGTAATCCAAATTGTTTAACAACTCTCAATGACGATACACAAAAAGAAATCGCTAGCATTTCAATCGGTGATGTTATTAAAACAAAAAACTATGATACATTAGCAGATGTAGAAGCAACTGTCACTGGTAATACTGTAAAACTAGCAGATCAAATTATTTTTTATTATACTGATGACACATTACATCAGTATGGAACTACACAAGAAATATACACTGACGATGGATGGAAATTAGCAACAGACATTGTTATTGGAGATACGCTAAATTCTGGTAGTAAAGTTGTACAATCATGGGAAATTGAAAAAAATAAAATAGTTACAGATGTTATTTCATCTGAAAATACTTTTATAGCAAATGGATTTTTAGTAAGGTGTAGTGTCTAATGGCTATCGGAGGAAACCCAATTGTTGTCGATTCGTCTGCTGCAAGTGATACTGCTCCTGCTCAAACACAAGCGACAACTGCATTTGAATTTGTCGTATCTGATACTTTTGCAAACCTAAACAACGGTGATATCGGAGCTGGAACAGTTGGACCAGGTTCTACATTTGTTGGTAGATTAGTTTGTATTAGACCACATTCATCAACAGAAGTGATACGTCGTGTTACAGCTGATACTGCAGGAACTGGCACAACTCGAATTTTAACAGTATCAGAAGCATTTGCTTCGGGTGAAGAACCTGCACAAAACGATGAAATTCAATTTTGTTACAGAGCCGAAGATTTATCAACCGCAACAGGTTATACATATCGAACTCGAACAGGAGTATTTGAAGCCGCTCGAAATTTAATTATTGGTGATAATACAGCTCAACCAGCCGCCGGCACTTTTCCTTGGTTAGCCGTACTTGATTCAGAATTGCTAGAAGTTAACGACGCTGGCGCGTCAGGTACTGGTCTTATTATTGGCCAACGATCACGTTTTCAAAGTGGATTTAAAGTTGCAGATACGGCAGTATCAGGTGGTACAATACTATTTCTTAGTGCATCTGATGGTGAGAATGCATTTGAAATGGCTAATACATGTTCAATGCAAATCTATAATACTTCCTTGATTGCACCAGTAGCAGATTTGAATAGTATTGTATATACCGGTGATACTGTAGTTACTCCTACTTTGTATAGTGAATTTGAGAATGTATTTATTGCAAATCTGACAAATAGCTTGTCTTTAAGCGGCGACAATTTCAATATAAAAGATGTTAGTATTACAGGTTCAGATAATACAACATCTTCAGTGCAAACAATGGATAACTTCGCTGGTAGTACTACAGGACCGTTTGAAAATGTTATCTTTAACACATTAAGTGGATTAGCATTTCCATTTGGTGGGGGTGCCACACTAAGAAATTGTCAATTTGTAAACTGTGTTGGAAATATTAATGATACAACCGTTCTCCAAGCTGGTCCAGTTAATATTACTGCTATCGATTGTCGATTTAGTAGTAACCCACCTGATTTAAATTTAGTATCAAATGGTGGAGATGTATTTAGAGCATTAAGTTCGTCATCGTCTGTTGATAGATCACTTAGATTAAATCTAACAGTACAAGATATAAATCAGACTGCAGTAGATGCTCGATATAGAATTTATGAAACTACTCAAACAGACGGCCAAGTCGGCGATTCGGTGCCTATTGGTACAGATGGTGTTGCTAACACTTCACTTACTGCTAATACATATACGTATACGTCAGGCACCACTGTAAATACACAAAACTTTAATAATTATGCTGTAAAAATATATGAGTACGGTGATATACCATTAGATACAGGATTGCTGAGCCCAGTAGGTAGAAATGAAGGTTGGGATTTTTCTTTTACCGCTATTGCTGATCCAGAAATAACACAGGCGACTCAAGCCACCGCTAATACAGAAGGAAGCGGCACGGTGATTACTCGACACGGCGCCGGTGAAACTGATACACAACCAATGAAATTACTAGCATATGATGGTGGCTCTGGTACTTTGCCATCAGCTGGAACGACATTAACCGCAGGTGGTGGTGCAACTGGAGATGTGGTAGAATTCTTTGATACTACATTTATTTCTGATGTTACGAGTGGATTTGTGTTAGTTGAAAACTGGAATGGTACTGAATTTGGTGATAACGAATCATTGACAGGTACTGGTTTTACAGCTACGACAAATACTGCTTCTTTATATCAAGAATATACATGGGAGTATGATCCTACTGCAGCATCAAATACTGATATTGCAGCAATTTACGATTATCAATTTGCAGCACTTGATAGCCAAACTTCTAATACTTATACAGCATCAGTGATGGAGTTTAATGGCACTGAACACACTCATATGGTGTTTAAAGAAAATAATGAGTTATCAACTAAACGAAATGTTACAAAAACTGAAGGTGTCTATATACGCGGTTTGCTAGCAACAGAAGTAGATTTCTTTACTTCTGATAGTGGCGCATTATTCAATTCACCAACAGTTGTAGAATTTACAATTAGTAATTTGCATGAAGATACCGAAGTTAGATTGTTCACAAATCCAGCTCTGTCTCTATTAGGTGGTGTTGAATCAGTTGGTAATACATCGTCATATGATACTGCGTTCACAGCTGTGGCTGGTTCGCATCCTGATGCGACAACAGGACTATATGATATTAAATATACGTATGTATATACATCTGATACAGATATATATGTAGTAGCACATTCACTTGAATATCAATATCAAAGATTAGAAACTACTTTAGTATCTACTAATTCAACTTTGCAAATTAATCAAGTATTAGATAGACAGTATGAGAATCCATAATTTTTATAAATAAAAATAACAATAACACCTCTTCACAGGAGATTCAACAATGGCAGTTTTCGTAGCTACAGATATTATTACTGATCCGGATGATTTGTCCGCAACAGTAAAATTGACAACTGAGACACGAGCGGCGGCTGATGAGATTTTTATCGATACTACACCCGCAGGAACTCCTGCCGATCCTCGTACGATCGCTGTAGTTATTGATGATGGTAATAATGGTATGAAAGAAGCCGGTCTGACACTCAAATGTCTTTATTCGTTCCTCAAAGAAGAATGGCGCACAAACGCCGATCTTATCAAATTCCCATTTCCTATGACTCCTATTACTGATGAGCAGTTTGAATTTACACAAGGATGGAATTTAGAAAAAACTACAACATCTGGTACTGGTAACGATGGTTCAGGTGTAACCACACCATATCTTATTCGCACCGGCGGTTGGGCGGTAAACAATGCACGCGCTGGTTATGTTGGCACAGTACGTGATTCAGAGCGTTGGTTTGGTGCTATTACTCTTGGTGCTCTTGATGCAAATGACCAAGTTTACTATCGTCAAATTAACGATGATACAACTGCACCAACAGATGTATTTCTAGAAGGTACAGTAAATCAGGCAGTACAATTCTATCGTAACGATAATCCGGATGCTGATGATGACACGGCTGATACAAACGAATTTGATTATACAAACTTCTTTGAAATCTTTATTCGTACATTCGGTAAGACATATACACAAACAACTCTGACTGATATTGGTGCCGCCGATGGTGTAACATATCAGGCATATCGATTCCCACTTGCGAATGCACAAGATCCAAAGATTACACAATCAGAAGCTGCTGCATCTGGAGATACAGTTTCCATCACCGGTGGTTCACACGCCGCGGGTACTACTACAATTGTAACC